TACATCCAAGACCAATTCCAAGTTTTGGTGGTCAATTTGAAGGATGCATACCTTTACAAGTATTTTTAGATAACCAAACTACAATAGCTAATAACGGAACTATAAGTTCATATATTTGGAATGTAGGAGTAAATACTTACTATACGGAAGACATAAATTTAACATATGGTTCAGTAGGAAATTATTCAGTTAGTTTAACCGCAATATCAGATAAAGGATGTGATTCAACTATTAGTTTTATTGATGTTATTAAAACATATCCTTTACCCAATGCTGAATTTGCATATTCACCTGAAAATCCGACAACTGCAAATACCAAAGTAGAATTTACAAATTTATCTCAAGGAAATTTATACAACACATGGGAGGTAATGTCTCAAACATTTACTGAAACTCATATTTCATATACATTTCCTGCAGACACTGGTAGATATTTAATTTACCTTCATGTTGAAAATGAATATGGATGTACAGATTCAATTTACCATCCAATTTATATTAATTCTAATTTTACAGTATTTATTCCCAACTCATTTACTCCAACCAGAGATGGGTTAAATGATTCATTTAAAATTTATGGCACCGGAATTGTTGAAGCTGAAATGTTAGTTTTTGATAGATGGGGTGAATTATTATCATCTTATAAAAATTTAGAACCTATGACTAAAGGTTGGGATGGTAAATATAATGGACAACCTGTAAAACAAGATGTTTATACTTACAAAATCAAAGTTAGAGATTTCAAAGGTGAATGGCATGATTTTATAGGCCAGGTAAATTTGTTAAGATAAGTTTGGTCTAGCTCAATAGGTTACGTATATTTATATTATGGCAGAAAAGAAAGGTTTAACCGTAAAATTACATTTTGACTTCAATGAATCAAGATGTTTAGAAGTAGAATACAATCCCAACAAATGGGCTAGAGTAACAGCTGAAACATTCCGAAGTTATCTTGGCAACAGAAGAATTCTAAATGTAGATGATACTAAAAATGTATTCTATGAAGAATATCAAGGCCCAGTCTACTGTTATATGTCAAATATGATATGTAAATCTCCAATTCCAGGTGTAAACTATATTGAGGGAGAAAGTGCTGAGAATTATGTTTCAAAACGATTTAAATCAAAGTTAAAAAGTATTTAATGTTCTATATTATTGAGGACAGCAAACAGTTATATAAATTCTACTCTAGAGGTTATGAAAATGTATTTATGGAAATTATACCAAATTCTCCATTTATCCATCCCTCAAGAGCTGATATATCTTTAATATATCTGCGTCCATTAAATGCCCATAAAGGATATTTTTTATGTTTAAAACATAATGAAACGTTATCTTTAGATAAAGAAGATGTTGATGATCTTATTTCTTCTTTTACTAACATATACACCTTAGATAAAAAACAATTATTATATTTTTATCCATTAAAAAATATTCACGATATAAGTTTAAATATTCCTACTTATAATAAACCCAATTCTATTGTTTATTCTAGGTATTACAATAAACATAAACATCATGCGGAAATTAACGAAATAATACCGATATCTAAGCATTATGAGTTTTACACACAAGTATATGAAGATATAAAGCAATGCTGTTATACGCCTGTATCTTCGATATTTTCACATAAAGCACCCATAGTGTTTAACGCCATAGAAAAATCAGGTTTAAAAATAGATACTCAATTATTTGAAGATTATTTTGAAACCCCAAATCAAGATGTTATATTTACTCGATACCAGTATAACACTTTAACAACTCGTCCTTCAAATAAATTCAATGGTATAAATTTTATGGCATTGAATAAAAAAGATGGTTCTAAAAAATGTTTTATACCTCAAAATTCAAGGTTCATTGAAATAGATATTTCTGCTTATCATCCAACAATGGTTGGGCAAATAATTGGTTATGATTTTGAAAATAAAGATATCCATCAAGAATTTGCTGACATGTATGGAGTTAGTTATGCTGAATCTAAACCTATAACATTTAAAATGTTTTATGGAGGAGATTTCGGTGAATATAAAGACTTACCATTTTTTATACAGATGAAAGAATTTGTAGACAAAATGTGGGAGGAATTTAATACTAAAGGACAAATACAAGAAGAAATAGGAAAATATATATTTTACAAGGATAAACTTGAAAAACTAAATCCTTTTAAATTATTTAATTATTATCTCCAAGCCAGAGAAACAGCTCAAAATATCCACATAATGTGGGATGTATTAAAAATATTAAAAAATCATAAAACTAAATTAGTTTTGTATATTTACGATTCTTTCACATTTGATTTTGATGATAAAGAAAAATATCTTCTAGATGAAATCTTACCTGTGTTTGAACGTAGAGGATTAAATGTTAAACTTAAATCAAATAAAACCTTAGACTTTGAATAAAACCCTACATACATATGACAAATAGTGAATTAGAGATGGGAAATAAACTTTTATGTACCTTTACCCCAGAGGAAAATGTAGAGAACTTACTTAATTATGTGACTGGAAATTACGCATTAACCAGTAATAAAATATTTGTTTTGCATATTAAAAGTAACAATGAATATGTGGTAACATATAATCTTGATACAATCAATAGTAATATACTTGAAAATACAATTTCAGTACACCGTAAAAAAGATTCAAACACATTGTATACTTTAAACGGGTTAAATGAAATAGTTAAGGCGTTAAATAACGGGATTGTAGATCCTAAATTTTCCATTAATTGGAACCATTATAAAAATAGTATTTTATTGACTAGAGAAGGAGAATTAAAAATATTAAAGACAAAACTTTATAAAATTCTTACTCTCTAATAAAAATAAGTTTGGCTATCTAAAATAAGTTACGTATCATATAGGAAACACTAATAAATAAAGTTATATATTATGGATTTAAAAGCAATCAGAAACAAAATGCAGTCGCTTAGCTCCAATGGAAGTGGTAAGCGAGAAAAAATTGACTACAGTACTATTTACTGGAAGCCAAAAAAAGAAGGTAAATACCAAATTCGTATTTTGCCTTCAAAACATAATGCATCATTTCCGTTTAAAGAATTTATGGTTCATTATGGTTTTGGACAATACCCAGTTGCTAGTTTAACTAACTGGGGTGAGAAAGATCCTATTGTCGAATTTGCTAAAAAATTACGTCAGAGTGATGATCGTGAAAATTGGTCATTAGCTAAAAAAATTGAACCTAAAATGAGGATTTACGCTCCAGTAATTGTTAGAGGTGAAGAAGAAAAAGGAGTACGTTTATGGGAATTTGGTAAAAACATTTATCTACAATTATTAGGTATTGCTGATGATGAAGATTATGGTGATTACACAGATGTAAATGAAGGTAGAGACTTTACAGTTGAAGCAGTCACTGGTGATGTTGGTGGAAGACAAGGTTTGAAAATGACACTTAGAGTTAAACCAAAAACAACTCCATTGAGTGATGATGCTGATGAAATTGAAAAATGGTTAGATAATCAACCTAACATTCTTGAAATCCAACGTAAAATGGAATTTGATCAAGTAAAAGATCTATTACAGAAATGGTTATCACCTGAGGATGAAGAAGGTGAAGGTGAAGAAGAGGAAGAGGAAGAAGGATTTAATGAAACTTTAGCTAAAGCTACTCAAGCAAATAAAGAAAAGACTGAGCAACCAGCTAAAAAATATCAAGCTCCTGTTAAATCAAATAAATCAAAATCATTTGATGATTTGTTTGAAGAGGAAGACGATTTACCCTTCTAATTTATAAATAAATAATCATGGCTAAAAGACTTAATAAATCTTTGATGGAGACCGTCTCCAAAGAAATTAAATCCAATTTTAACTTAAATTCATTTAAAGATAAAAAAGGATTAGTTTCAAATGTAAAATTCAAAGATCAAAAATGGATTCCATTCTCTCAAGCACTACAAGATGCTTTATCACTACCAGGTATTCCTATGGGTCACATTACAATGGTTCGAGGAAAATCAAACACAGGTAAATCTACTCTTTCAATTGAAGCAGTAGTTGCCGCTCAAAAAGCAGGAGTACTCCCAGTTATCATTATTACTGAAATGAAACATTCTTGGGAACACTGGAGAACTATGGGATTTGAGATGGAAGATGTACTTGATGAACAAGGTAATGTTATTGACCATAATGGATTTTTTATCTACCGAGACCGTAGTACTTTAAGCTCAATTGAGGATATAGCTGTATTTATAGCTGACTTGATTGATGAACAAAAGAAAGGAAATCTACCTTATGATCTATTATTTATGTGGGATAGTGTAGGTTCTATACCTTGCCAGTTAAGTATAGATCAAGGTAAAAATAATCCAATGTGGAATGCCGGTGCTATTGCAACTCAATTTGGTAATTTTATTAACCAACAAGTAGTTTTATCTAGGAAAGAAAATTATCCTTATACAAACACATTACTTATTGTAAATAAAACAGGAGTAGCTCCTGCTGAAACACCTATGTCTCGTCCTAAAATGACTAATAAAGGTGGTGATACATTTTACTATGATGCTTCTTTAGTATTAACATTTGGTAATATTACAAATGCTGGTACTTCTAAAATTGAAGCACAAAAAGATGGTAGAAAAGTAGAATTTGCTTTACGTACCAAGATTGCTTGTGATAAAAATCACGTTAATGGAATTACAACCAAAGGTACTATTGTCAGTACAGTTCATGGGTTTATCCCAGATGATGCTAAAATTATTTCTAAATATAAGAAAGAACATGCTCATGAGTGGATTGACATTTTAGGTAAAGGTGATTATATCATTCAGGAAGACAATACTGAATGGGACGAAAAAGAACATATAACTGACATTTTAGAAGCTGATGAATAAGAAAAATTTACTAGGATTACTAGATGATATTACAGATAAACCTTCTAAAGATAAAAATATACTAATAGTTGATGGCTTAAACTTATTTTTCCGCAACTTTGCTGTAATTAATACTTTAAATGGAAAGGGAGATCATATTGGTGGGCTAGGTGGATTCTTAAAATCACTAGGTTATCTAATAAAACAAACAAATCCTAGTCAAATTTATTTAGTGTTTGATGGTGAGAACTCTTCTCTTAACCGAAAGAATATCCTTCCCGAGTATAAATCGGGAAGGGCTTCTATTCGGATAAATTCCAAAGGAATATTTGATGATAAAGATGAAGAGATAGATTCTCAAATAAATCAAATATCTAGACTACTTCAGTATCTAAAAATTCTACCAGTTAAACTCCTAGTATTAGAAAAATCAGAGGCGGATGATATTATAGCTTATCTTTCTTCTGTTTTACCAAAAATGAACAATAATAATAAAGTTTTTATTGTTTCAAATGATAAAGATTTTCTTCAACTAACTAATTCTAATGTTACTGTATTTAGGCCAACAGAAAAAGTTTATTATTCTGCAAAAACAATTAAACAAAAGTTTGGAGTTTTAGCTGAGAATTTTATCTTATATAAGACATTATTAGGAGATTCATCAGACAAAGTACAAGGAATAAAAGGATTAGGTGAAAAGAAATTATTAAGTAAGTTTCCTCAACTAACAGAAAAAGAGTTAACATTAGATGACATATTTTCTATATGTGAGGAAAACCTTCAAGAGCATATAATTTATGCTCGGATACTTCAAGACTATGATAGGATTCATCAAAATTATAAATTAATGGATCTAAGTAAACCTATGATTGATCAAGAAGGAGAAGAATACATAGTTAATATCATCAACTCACCAGTACCACAATTTAATTTAGGAATATTCAATAAATTACAAGAGGAGGATCAACTTGATAAAGTAGTTAGAAACCCAATAGAATGGGCCAAAAGTATATTTTTAAATTTAAAATAATAAAGTTATGTCACCATCAACATTAAACAACATAGAACAATACGGGTATAATTTTCAAATTAAAGTTATATCTTCATTATTGAATAATAAACAGTTTTTAACTAACATTCATGATGTTTTGATGCCTGAGTATTTTGGCAACCAAGCTCATCAATGGATTATTAAAGAAATTCTAAATTATTATCTTAAATACCATACAACTCCAACTTTAGATGTATTAAAAGTTGAACTACAAAAAGTAAATAATGATGTATTAAAGGTTTCAATTAAAGAACAGCTTAAACAAGCCTATATCCAAGAAGAAAATGATTCAGTTTATGTTGAAGAGGAATTTTCAAACTTTTGTAGAAACCAACAACTTAAAAATGCTCTATTAAACAGTGTAGATTTATTAAATGCTGGGGATTATGACTCAATTCGTCATCTAATTAACAATGCTCTAAAATCAGGTCAAGATAAAAATATTGGTCATGAGTATCTTAAACAAATCGAATCCAGATTTAGGGAAGAGGAAAGAAACGTGATTCCAACACCTTGGACATTAATCAACCAAATTACGCAAGGCGGATTAGGTAATGGAGATTTCGGT